ATGTTCTTGAGCGAAAGATCGAAAAGCTTACTGAAGCAGTGGATGCCTTAACAGAACAGCTAATTGAGCTTAGACTTGGCCGCAAGTGGCTCTGGGGACTTCTTTCTGCTGCTGCTCTTGTTGGTGCTCTTGCGGATACTATAGCTAGATTTCTTAAAGTTTATTAGTGGCAGCTAAATCTCAAATTGAGTTTCAGAAGGAACAAATACGCCTAGCGGCAGAGTCTGATCTAGAAACTTTCATTAAGCTAATTCACCCCACAAGAATGCTTGGGTCTATTCACACTCAGGTAATTCAATGGTGGGGACGAGAAGACGCCAAGTCTCACCAACTTCTCCTCCTCCCGCGAGATCACCAGAAGTCAGCTCTTGTAGCGTATCGTGTAGCTTGGGAGATCACTCGCAACCCCGCTGTTCGTGTCCTTTACATCTCCTCTACTGCGAACCTGGCTACCAAACAGCTCAAGTTCATTAAGGACATTCTTACCCACGACATCTACCGTTACTACTGGCCAGAGATGGTCCTTGATGACGAAGGTAAACGGGAGAAGTGGACAGCCTCTGAAATCTCAGTCGATCACCCCAAGCGCAAGGCTGAGTTCATTCGTGACCCCACGGTATTCACTGCCGGTCTGACTACTGGCATCGTGGGAATGCACTGCGACGTAGCTGTCCTGGATGACGTAGTGGTGGGCCAGAACGTTTACACCGCTGAAGGCCGAGAGAAGGTCCAGCACCAGTACTCCCTGCTTAGCTCTATCGAGGGCACAGGATCGAAGGAATGGGTAGTAGGCACCCGGTATCACCCCAAAGACCTCTACAACGACATGATTTCAATGGAAGTCGAGAAGTTCGATCCCTCCGGAGACATCATTGGTAAAGACCCCCTCTACGAAGTTTTTGAGGCTAAGGTAGAAGATCGTGGGGACGGTACAGGTAGATTCCTCTGGCCACGCCAGCAGAGATCAGACGGCAAGTGGTTTGGCTTCGACATAAACGAATTAGCTAAGAAACGTGCCCAGTACCTAGACAAGGTTCAATTCAGAGCCCAGTACTACAACGATCCAAACTCTTACGAAGACTCAATTATCAAGCGGGAATGGTTCCAGTACTATGATCCTAAGTTCCTTTCCCGAATTGGCGGCAAGTGGTTTTTTAGAGATAAGCGTCTCAACATCTTTGCTGCTATCGATTTTGCTTTTAGTCTCTCAAAGAAAGCTGACTATACCTCCATTGCAGTTGTTGGCGTTGATCGCGATTATAACTACTATGTGCTTGACATCGATCGCTTCCGCTCTGACATGATCAGTGAGTACTTCAGACATCTCCTAGAGCTTCACGTTAAGTGGGACTTCCGGAAGGTGGTTTGTGAAGTAACAGCAGCGCAAGACGTTATCGTTAAAGACCTTAAGACTAATTACATCGCCAAGCATGGCCTTTCTTTAGCTGTAGAAGACTTCAGACCTACCAAGCAGATTGGCTCCAAAGAAGAACGAATTGACGCGGTACTACAGCCTAGATATTCCAACAGGCAAATCTACCATTTCCGCGGTGGTCCTTGTGAGCTTCTTGAAGAAGAACTCCTCTCCCGTAATCCTCCCCATGACGATATTAAGGACAGTCTAGCAACCTGCATTAACGTTTGTGTTGCTCCTTCAGGTGCTCAAATTACTAACCCAGTGTTTCAGACCAAAAAGTATGTTCCTCATAATCGCTTCGGTGGCTTTCTCTAAGGTTCCATAGATATAACTGGTAAAGTTTTCGACCTAAAAGATATTCTAGTTGAAGATCAATTAGGCTGCTACATAGCTCAGAACTGGACGACATGGAATGGTGCCCGTCGCGAATGGCTGGACCAAAGAGATGAAATCCGCCGGTATGTCTTTGCTACTGACACAACCAAGACGACTAACTCTAAACTACCTTGGAAGAACTCGACTACCGTCCCTAAGCTGTGTCAACTCCGGGACAATCTCTTCGCCAACTACATGGCAACCCTCTTCCCTAAGCGTAAATGGCTGATCTGGGAGGCAGACAACGAAGAATCGAATGGTAATGAAAAGCGTGAGGCTATCGAGTCCTACATGCTTTGGGTCATTGACCAGCCACGGTTCAAAGAAGAGATCACTAAATGTATTTACGACTACATCGATTACGGTAACTGCTTCGCCACTGTTGACTGGGTAGACGAGACAAACACTCTGGAAGTGACAAAGGGCGGCAAGGTCCAGGTGGGCTATGTTGGTCCTGTAGTGAAGCGTATCTCTCCACTCGATGTGGTATTCAATCCTATAGCCAGCAGCTTTGAGAACTCCCCCAAGATCGTCCGTAGCTGGGTAACTCTTGGTGAGATCAAAGAAATCTTAGAGCGTGAGTCTGGCGATAAGGAAGAGGCTGAAGCCCTATTTGACTATCTCTACAATGTCCGACAGACTGTCCGTGGCTACGTAGGGGAAATCGCAGACCTCAATAACTACTACCAAGTTGACGGTTTCTCCTCCTACCAGCTTTACCTCCAAGGCGACTATTGTGAACTGCTGACGTTCTATGGTGACTACTACGACTACGAAAAGAACAAGTTCTACAAGAACCATGTCGTCACTGTAGTTGACCGCCACAAGGTCATTACCAACAAGCCTAACCCCTCCTACTTCGGCACACCCCCCATTTGGCACGTAGGCTGGCGAGTCCGCCAAGATAACCTCTGGGCTATGGGTCCCCTCGATAATCTAGTCGGTATGCAGTACCGCATTGACCATATCGAAAACCTTAAGGCCGACGTGTTCGATCTGATTACCTTCCCGCCCCTCAAGATCAAGGGCAACGTGGAGGACTTCGAGTGGCGTCCCTTCGAGCGTATTTACGTGGGTGATGAGGGTGACGTTGAGATGATGGCTCCTCCCTTCCAGGTCCTCCAGGCTAACGCCGAGATAGACATGCTGGAGCAAAAAATGGAGGAGATGGCTGGGGCACCAAAAGAAGCTCTAGGTTTCAGAACACCAGGCGAAAAGACTAAGTACGAGGTTCAACGCCTAGAGAACGCCTCAGGTCGTATCTTCTACTCCAAGATTTCTCAGTTCGAAGAGTCCTTCCTAGAGAAGCTACTTAACGGACAACTTGAATTAGGTCGCAGGACCATTTCTACACAACAGATCAGGGCGTTCGATGAGGAGTTCAAATTTGCGAACTTCATGACCCTGACCCCAGACGACATTACCGGCTCTGGACGTATCCGCCCTGTCGCAGCTCGCCACTTCGCGGAAAAGGCCGAAAAGGTCCAGAACGTTACGAACTTCTACGCTTCTGCCGTTGGTGCTGATCCTGACGTGAAAGCTCACTTTAGCTCTGTCAAGCTGGCACAGATGTTTGAAGACCTCCTAGAGCTACAGGGCCACGAGGTAGTCATGCCTTACGTTCGCATTGCTGAGCAACAGGAAGCCCAAAAGCAAGCCGCAGCGATGCAGGAACAGGCCATGATGGAAATGATGACCCCCGCTGGCTTTGCTGAAGACGATTTTGAAGGAGCAGACATTGCCCAAAGCGCCTCAGAAGCGCCTGTCGGTCCTGTGGACGAAGAATTTACGGGACTCTGACGATAAAGAAGAATTTCAAAGGACGATCCTTTCAAGTGTAACCGCCCTAAGGCGACTTAAGGAACTCCTAGAAGATTATGAGAGTGAAGTACGCAATAAGGAACTCTCTGAAGCAGACTTCGCGAACATAGACTGGGCTTATAAACAAGCCTTCCGGAACGGACAACGTTCTGCCTACACGAAAATCAAAGAACTATTAGATTGGATTGATACTTGACCGAAAGTATATTTACTGAGTCTCAGGAAACCACGCCTAGCTCAGAAGCGAATGCATACGAAGCCCTTGTCGGGGAGGGTAAGAAGTTTAAGAGCCCCGAAGATTTGGCGAAAGGCAAAGTAGAAGCGGATCGTTTCATTGCACAGCTCCAGAGTGAACTTGCAGAACTCCGCAACGAAGGTGCCACGCGGGCGCGATTAGAGGAAATAGTTGACCGACTAACCTCACAGGAACGTGCACAAGAAGGACTAAACCAAGAGCCCAACCAAAGGTCTTTTGAGTCTCCCAACAGCCAGCCGCAATCCTCTCAGGCGGACATTGAACGCCTAATTGATCAACGAATAACAAAACGAGAACAGAGGCAAACTGCGGAGCAGAATAAGCGTACTGTCATTGACAACCTCAAACAGACGTTCGGTTCCGACTACCTAGCTAAACTCGAAGCGCGACGTGCAGAACTTGGACTTGAACAGTCCGAAATGGATAATCTAGCTGCACGGTCCCCTAACGCCTTTATGGCCCTTGTAGCCCCTAACCAAAAGCCACAGAGCCCTTCAGCTCCCCCTAGCTCTCAGGTGAGCACACAAGCCCTCCTGAACAATCACCAAGCATCCCAAGCAGCTCCTGGAACTAAAGCGTTCTATGACGCTCTCAAGAAGTCAGACCCTAATAGGTACTGGTCAACTGAGGTACAGTGGCAGATGCATAAGGATGCGATCAAGGCAGCTAAAGAAGGTAAGAATTTCTAGCTAAGATAATTGCTCTCTGTGTTTCGCGACATGGAGATTTAATTGACAGGTTTTACTACCCAGAATAACGAGCACCTTATTAGGTCTCAACTCTGGTCGAGCCAGCTCAAGGAAGTTCTTGAAGATGAACTCATGGGCACCCGGTACATCGACTGGATTACTGACTTCCCGGATGGCGATACTATTAACATCCCGTCCATTGGTCAGGCAGAAGTATACGACTACGTTGAAGGCAATGGCGTCCAGTACGGTTCGCTTGATACTGGTAACTTCCAGTTCTCGATCACCGAGTACAAGCAGACTGGTCTGTACATCACTGAGAAGATGAAGCAGGACTCTTTCTATATGAGTCGCCTCGTCTCCAGCTTTGTGCCTAAGATGCAGCGAGCTATCTCCAAGGCCATGGAAGTTGACATTCTTTCCGTGGGTCCTGATGGCCAGACGGCTGCCTCTCTGAATACGATCAACGGTGGCGATCATCGCTTCA